TAGAGAGCGTGCGGTCGAGCAGTCGGAAGCACCCGGTCTGCATATTGCACGCCCGCGCTTTCAACTCCACCAGCGCCTCCGGCTCGATCTGGAAGTCCGTGAGATAGCCCTCCACCTCCGAGGGGGAGAGGCCCCGCAGCGAGGCGTAGAAGTCTACCCGGTTCGCCATACGCACGAGGTAGGTCTTGATCTGCGCCTCCAGTTTCGGCTCGCCCGCGATCACAAGACCCACGTCGCTCTGATCGAACACCGCCCGTAGGATCTCCATTTTCTTCTGTGTGTACTTGCTCACCAGCTTGTCCGCCTCGTCGATGATCAGCAGGTAGCCCTTGTTCGTGTTGAAGAACTCCCGGATGCCGTTCACCCTGCGCCAGATCGTGCCGTAGCCGTTTGGGAGCCCGATGCTCCGTTCAATCGCCTCCACAAGGTCGCGGCTGCTCATAGTGTCGTCGCACTCGATGTAGGCCACGCGGGAGAGCTTCGCGTACTGCCGCAGGGCGTAGGTCTTGCCGTAGCCACTGCGGGCGACTACGATGCCGAGGCCAATGTACTCCTGACAGCTCTGGCATACACCGAGCACGGCCTTCGCGTCCCGGCTCTCAAAGAATACGGGTGTCTGCCACGTCTTGCCCTCTGACTCCGCCAACGGTGTCGTCAGGTCGACCGCCTCGCCCGTCTGCCGGGTGAGGAAGTCCGTCAGCTTGCTCTCAAGGTCGTTCGGGTTGCTGTCATACTTGCCCGTGAGATACCGGGAGACGGTGGTGCGGCTGTAGCCGATGTCCTTGGCGACCGCCGCGATGCTTGAGTGCTGCGTCTGGATGTAGTTGTTCACGCGCTGTGCGAGGGGGCTGATGTTGGTGTAGATTGCGGTGCGCTCCGCTGCTGTAACTTCCATGATGTACCTCCGTTATTATTCGTTCATCGCTCTCAAAAGGGAGAGCGCCTTGTCGCCTTTGGCGTTGAGGAAGGTGTCGTCCGTGACCTTCTTCCGGCTCGCCTTGCTTGCCTGTTCCGATCGGAACATTCTGTCCTTGGGCAGGGAGACCAGCTTCTGGCTCGGCGTGGCCTTGATGGTCAGGTCGATCATACCCACTGCATCCGAGGGCCTTGCGCCGTCCTCGAGCCGCAGCTCGTAGGGGCGAACTCGCTCCTCCAGATACTCCCTGACCTCTCGCTCGTTTCGTTTCTGATCTCGCAGATGCTTCTCCAGTGCCGCCTGAGAACAATGCGGGCCGAAGGCGAGCAGCTCGGCGGACACCGCCTCACAGATCTTCTTGCCGTCCATGTCGTACACATAGAGCTTGGTGACATCGTCGATGTCCCACTTGATGTTGACTTTCTGATTGACGTAGTAGGCGAGCTCCGTGTCCGTGTAGAGTGTGCCGAACTTGTTGATGCCTTGGTTTGTGACGCGGGCGGTCGCCGCCTTCATCAGCAGCATCGCCGCGTACTCTCGGGGTGGGGCTGCCTTTTCGTAGCGCGGGCCGTTCTCGAACATCTCGATCGGCGTAACCCATTTCTCGCCCGCGTCGCTCAGGCCGCGATGCTTGCGGGTGTGATACTTGGTGTTCTTCCACTCCGTCCAGACTTCGAAGAACTCCTCCATCGTCAGCAGCTCCCCGCGCTCCAGCATCTGGTCGATGTCCTTCTGCCGCTTGGCGTAGGTCTTCGAGCCTGTCAGCGTGCCCGTGTAGCTCTCAAACCACTTGGAGAATTTCGAGCAGACCGTGGAGAAGAAGCGTTCGATCGGTTTGTCCCAAGGCTGATACGGCAGCGAGCGTCCGACCTCTTGGATGCCGATGCTCTGATAGAAGCCGACCGTTTCCGAGTCAAATGCGAAGTCAAGGTCGATTTTGCGGTGCTTGCGGTTCTGCCCGGTCATGACCTCGGCAGTATAATCCTTGCCGTTGTCGACGTGCAGGATGTGCGGAACGCCGCCCGGATTGCTGTAGATCATTTTGACCAGCGACTCCTTCAGCGTCTGCGAATTGGCGTTGACGCACGCTACATCGCCGATGATAGCGCGGGAGCGCATATCCAGCCACGCAACCAGCTTCGGGCGCACGGCCTTGATCTTGCCGTTCGGGGCTGTCCACTGCACCCAAAAGTCGAAGGTGTGCTCGTCACCAACAACATACTCCATGACTTGAAGGCTCGTCGCGTCGCGCTTGCCCTTCATCATCCGCTTGTTCTTCCACTCCCGCGTCCCATTGGCGGCGAGGAACCGGGCAGACTCCGCACCCCGCTGTCCCATGAGGAACTTGATATACCGGGCCACCGTCTTGATGGAGGGATACTCCTCCCACTCCCGCCGCTCCGCCTCCAGCTCAAACCGTTCATAGAGCATCTCGATCGTGCCGAGGTTCGCCGCGAACCGCTTGTCGAACCAGATGTTCTCAATGATCGCCTTCTGCTCGTCCGTCAAGCTCGGGAACGTACCCGTCTCCTTTGGCTTCCGGCACAGCGCCAGCGCCCGGAAGTAGTCCCGGCTCTTGCCGTCCTCCTTCTCCAGCTTCAGCGCCCATGCGTTCGCCTCCAGCACGTTCTTCATGTAGCGGTACAGACTCTGCGGGCTGATCCCCAGCCCCAGCGCGTACCGTTCGGCGTAGCCCGTGCGGTCAGGGCCGTCATAGTCGATGAAGTCCTGCACCCGCGCCGCCAGCTCTACCGCCTCATAGAAGCGCTTCTTGTTCGCCTCCGTGTACTGGTTCAGGTCGGCGGTGACGTACCACGGCACGGCCTCCTGTGCTCTCTTGTCTATGATGACCTCACTCCCTTCCACCTTCTGCGCGGCTCGCCATGCCTTCCGCGCCTTTGCCGAGAGGGAACTCGTGGAGATTAGCGTCCTGTCTTTACCTCCGCCCTCTTGGGCTTGTGCTTGCGTCCGATATTGTTCAGGATTCCGCTTCATCCTTTGGACGAGCGTGTTGTACTTGACGCTTTCAAAGGTCGCCGCCTCCTCCAGCGTGATGAATACGTCCGGCACTCCGTTCCCTCCCTTCCGTGCGTCATGCCGCGATCGCCCGCTCCGCCTTCTTCGGGTCGAGCGCGAGGGCGGCGATGATCGCCGGGAGGTACTTCTCACCCGAGCGTGTCCCGTTCAGGATGTAGCTCATGTACTGCGGGCTTGTGCCCACCGTGGCCGCCAGCTCCGCCCGACTCATATCCCGGTCAGCCAGCGCCTTCACCACCATCTTCCCGAACGGCGTCAGCCGTTTCTTCGGGCCTCTCATCGCTTGCCCTCCTTTCTCCTTGTTCTTAGACTTACTTCCGAATGACCGCCCAGCCCAGCGAGACTGCCACACCTATAAACGCGGTGACGCTCACGGCGGGGACAGGGCAGCGCATCAGCAGCAGCGCCGCCGCGAAGCCCAGCGTCGCGAGGATGATGAGCCCCGCCGTGATAAGGAACACCGCCGCGCTTTGCGCCGTGCGCCCCGCACGCTTTCGCGCCTCCCGCTTCACTTCTCTCTCAAGTAAGTTGAGAACGAGGTCGTAGCTGCGCACGCTCTGCGCCGCTTCAAAGAATTGCTGCTCCATCCCCGGCAGTGCCCGGAACGGGTCGCGGGGGTTGCCCGCCTCCCGCAGCCGCGCTGCCGCGTTCCGCCGTGCGATGACGGTCGCGCCGATCGCGGTCTTGAGGTCTTCTGTGCTGAACATTCTGCTGCTCCTTTCCTTTGCCCTCCTGCTCGTGTATAATTGAGCTGGGCCACTGCCCGGGGAGGGGGTGTTGTCTATGGCTGATGCTACCCTTGATGTCGTCGAGCGTGTACTCGACGAAGTCGACAAGAGCCGCGATGTTGACTGGACTATTCTCGGCGAGCGTCTTCGCTCTGCCATTCTCGACTCTGGCGAGCACATTGACGCTGGTTTCACCGAAGCTCAGAAAGCGGCGATTGTTGCCGTCTGCCGGGAAACTTATTATGCGACGTCAGTAGTCGCAAGGGCCTACGCCTTCAAGGCCGTCGAGGCTCTTTTGAATCGGATCGGCGAGTGAGCGCTTCTGCTGCGTACTCCATGCGCCCCTCCCTGATCCTCTCCGCCGCCTCTCGGATTGCTTTCACTGGAGGATGGTAGTAGGCGGGAGCATCATCCGGAGCCGTCCGCTTGTCGGGCGGCTCTTTCTCTTTGATCGGCTCGCCCGTCAGCCATGACAGCCAGCACGCGCGGCAGCTCACGCCGTCACAGTGGGCGGGGATGATGGGCGGGCACGGTGCGGAGATGATGTCCGCGATCTCGCCCGCCGTGGCCTCCGGGGCCTTGAGTAGTTCAAGTCCTGTCATGCTGCGCCTCCCGGTACTTCTTCACCGCGTGGTTCATGGTGTAGAGGCGGTTCAACTCCCGGAGCAGCCGCTCATACTCCCGCTGCATCGTCTCCCTCGCGTGGCCCGTCAGCTTGCCCATCTGCCCGTCGACGTCGACCGCCATGCGGAACACGTTGCGGTAGATCGTGCAGTCGTTCTCCGGGCACTCGCCGAGAAGCGCCGTCCCGAGCTGGTGGAGCTCCTCCAGCCGATGCGCCGGGATGCGCTCTGTCTCGTGCTGGAAGCCGTTGAACAGCTCGCCGCCGCCCTTGGTGTATTCGTCCACCTCCCGCAGCAGGTGCCGCAGCCGGGAGAGGTCTTCAAAGCTCACGCCCTCCAGCACCGTCTCCCACGCTGCGCCCGCCTCGGCGATCTGCGCCGCATAGTGCTCGCACTCGTTCTCCTGCAGGATCTGTCCGTCCCGCAGCGCCGCAAGGTAGGCCAGCGCCTCATGCCCGCCAAGCAGGGCGGTCAGGGTGTCCTCAGCGTGCCTCACGCCCTCGATGTGCTCCCGCAGCGCTCGCTCGCTCCGCTCCCGGATGCGTAGGTCTTGTGCCTCCGCGTCCTCGTAGAGCTGTCCCAGCGGGCACTTCGCGCAAATGGCGTCCAGCTCCTCCTGCGTGTGTCCAGCCCGGTTCTTGCACCGTTCGTCGCACACGAACGCCAGCAGCTCTTCGGGGTTGCGCGGCATGGGGCCGTCCAGCCGTCCCGCGCCGAAGGTGTCCGGGTCGGTGATGACCTCGCTCTCCGGCAGGAAGCCGATCTGATGCAGCGCCATCTTGAAGCCGTAAAGCTCGTGCGCGGCGGTGCGCGGGTCGGTGTCGGGGTGGTGCTTGCTCTTGACCTGCGTGGCAAGGCGGCGCGTCCAGCCCTCGATCAGGGCGGCGGGCTCCACCGCCTCCTCGGTATAGCTCTCATTCGTTTCCACGGCGGCGGTGTAGGTGGGCGGCTCGTCCGTGATGTCCTCCTCGGACTCCAGCCCCCGTGCCAGCTCCACGGCCACCTCCAGCGTGTCCGCGTCGTCGTACTCCATCGCGCCCCGGTCGATGTCCAGATTGCCCGTGTAGACCTCCGCGTCGATCACGCCGTACTCTCCGAGGGCCGTGCCCTCGTACTCGCGCTTCTCGCGGTCGTTGAACTTGACCACGAGGAAGCCGTTGATCTTCTTGATCTTTCTCATGCTGCCGTCATTCCTTTCTGCCCTGCCATCTTCAGACCGGGTGGGGCAGTTCCCGGTGACGCCCTTCCGGGCGTTTCGGCTTAGTGGTGGGTCGCTTCAAAGTTCTCAATCGCCCAGCGGTTGCCCGTGGCGTACACGGCCCGCCGCGTCCGATCCTGCGGCGTTTCCCGCCTCGGCATGGCCGCCAGCGCCTCCATCATGCCGCACCTCGGGCAGATGTCCGTCTGGTTGTCCGCTCGCGACAGCGCGGGCGGCTCGTCGTATGCTTGCCCACACAGCGGGCAGATGTGCGGTTGCTCCTTCATGCTGCTGCTCCTTTCTGCAAAGCTCATCCGGCCAGTGGCGGGATGACGTGGATCGTGTCGTGGTACTTGTTCAGAACGATCAGCTCGCCGTTTGCTTTCTGCTTCACGACCAGCCAGTTCTCCGGGGCGAGGCCCGCTTGCCCGAGCCGGATCTTCTGCTTGCGGGTGGGCTTCTTGCCGCGTCTCATGATCTGCCTCCTTTCCTTTTCTCGGCGTTTGTGGTAGAGCAAAAGCGAACGGCGGTCGGCGGAATTAAATCTAAGAGTCGCTTAGGTGTTGGCTGGCTTTAGCAGCCCGTCAGGGTGTCGCCCTTGACCTCGTAACGATTGGGGCCGATGATGACGAAGGCCAGCATATTGGTCGTGCCGTCATGGTTGACCTGATTGATCGCCTCGTCCAGCTTGCCGTTGGTGACGTGGACTTTCTCCATGCTGCCGGTGCCGGTGTCCAACAGGCCGAAGCCGTTGGCCTCCTCCGGGGTATCTCCGACAGTGGTGAGGGCCAACTCGTCGGGGGTGATCTCGTTGCGGCCCGGTTCCAAGTTGAAACCCGCCTCCGCCTCCTTCAAGGCGTCGTTCGTCTCTTCCAGTGTGGTCTCGCCAGTGGTGTACTTGAACAGGATATCTGCGATGTCGTTCTTCATGTTGTCGTTCTCCTTCTGAAAAACGCCTCCGCCGCTCGCTTTTACTCTACCGTTCGCCGATTTGCTATTTCATTTTCGGTCGGGGTGTGCTATGATTTACTTGCTTTATACTTAAATCAGATTACACCCCTATTATAGTCTCCGTTCGGCTACTTGTCAAGCGGAAAGTCTCTGAAAATCTACTTTTTGACGGGAGGCATTTTATGTCCGAATTAGTTGATAGAATTGAACAGGCCATAAAGGAAAAGGGCAGTAATTTCAAGCGCGTCGAGCGTGAATGTGGTCTCGGAAATGGTACTATAAAGCGGTGGGGTGAACAGAGCCCCCGCCTCGACAAGCTCGTCCTTGTCTCCGAATATCTACAAATCTCTCTGGACTATCTCGTCTTTGGGCGTAGCTGTTCGGAGACTGCACAGGAGAATGACCGCAATGCAGCTTTCGAGCACCTCAAGCAAGAACAAGGTCTGACCTGCGACGGTTCGCCGTTGGAGGACGAGGAGGCCGATCTGATCGCCATGTATCGCCTCTTGCCGGAGGAGCAACAGGAGGACATTTTTGACCTCGTTCATCTCAAATATCGAAAGCACGTCGAACGGAAAAAAGAGTCTATTTACTGGACGTATCACAACGGCAGCTCCGCAACAAAAAGCGGCCCCGCCGAGGACGCTGAAGCCCAAGGTGGAACCGCTTGATTTTTTGCGCTGTTTTGATTTAGTTGTAAATCTGTTTTCTGTCACTTTGCTTTTTGAGTGCCAGCCGCCCGAAAACGCCCGAAAACCCTTGAAAATAGGCAATGTGACATAGGTGACGCCGATTTGAAAAAATGTCACATTGCTCGCCGCCTGTTTTGGCCCGGTTCGCCGCCCCGCCGCGCACGCCGCGCACGGCCAGCGCACGCCCTAATCCCCGCCGATCCGCGCCGAAAAGCCCCGTTTTCCCCAAAACTCGCACGCTCTAACGCTCCGTTAGCACGCTTGCCCCTCTTGCAATCCGCCGCCGCGTCTGCTACAATAGCAGTATGAGCCGCGAAGCTCTCGTCCTCTTGGTCTGCTGCTGTGACTTCCGGGACAGGGCCGAGCGGCTCATACCATCTAAAAGCCTCAGAAATGCCGTTATATGGGCGTTTCCGGGGCTTTTTTGTATTCTGCGTATGTGTGCGCCTCGCCGCGCCGCCGCCGTTGTGCGGCCTCGTGGGCGTGAAAAAAGCGCCGACCGCCGCCGACGCATCCTCATCTCAAGATTGTTGATAATTCGCGCCTCTGTCCCGCGCTGGAAGTCGCCGTTTCCCGCGTATTTCAAGGGTTTTCCCGCCGTCTCCCCTCTCATCCCGCCCTATCCCGCATTTCTCAAATATCCTGTCTCCCCACAGTGTGATATGCACAATTGCTTTTCCGCTCTCGCATTTTCACTATTCAAGCCGCCGGTGTACGATTTTTGCCCCGCCCTTGTTTTTATGGGGCAATCACGGTATACTATAATAATAAGCACCGTTCCCATTTCATCAGAAAGGAAATATTCTATGGATATCAAATTTTCCGGCTCGGACGCCGGCGGCTTTCAGTTCGACCCGAACGCCGCGCCCAAGCCCAAACACGAGCGCAAGCCCCGCAAGTCGATCGGCAGCAAGGGCGGCCGCATCGCGGTCAACACGCTCGTCACGCTGCTTGTCGGCGCGGTCTTCTTCTATGTGCAGCTGCCCGCCATCAACCTGCACGCCGAGGAGTTCTACGGTTTCGTGCTGCTGCTTTGCGTCACGTACTGCATCTGCGCGCTCTTCACCTCCGGCTTCCAGGGCACGGGGGCCAAGGGCTACTTCACGTTCGTCAAAAAGCAGTGCACCGTGCCCTTTATCGTCATGGCGCTGATGATCGTCACGGCGCTCGTCGGCGCGCTGACGTCGTGGGTCGTGCTGCGAGCCAAGGACTATCAGGCGCTGCTGCCGATCGAGAGCGGCAGCTTTGCAAGCGAAATTGAAGAGGTCTCGTATGACCGCATCCCGATGCTCGACCGCGACAGCGCCGAAAAGCTCGGCGACCGCAAGCTCGGCGAACTGGCAGACATGGTCTCGCAGTTCGAGGTCGCGGAAAACTACACGCAGATCAACTACCATGGCCGCCCCGTGCGCGTCACGCCGCTGCGCTACGGCGACATCATCAAGTGGTTCAACAACCGTTCGGAGGGGCTGCCCGCCTACCTCATCATCGACATGGTCACGCAGAACGTCGAGGTCGTGCGTTTGGATGACGGCATGAAGTACACGACCGCCGAGCATTTCTCCCGCAACCTCTACCGCCACCTGCGCTTTGCGTACCCGACCTATATGTTTGAAGAGCCGGTCTTCGAGATCGACGAGGACGGCACGCCCTACTGGGTCTGCGCCAAGAAGGAAAAGACCATCGGTCTCTTCGGCGGCACGGACAATCACGGCGCGGTGCTCGTCAACGCCATCACGGGCGAAAGCGAATACTATGAAGAGCCGCCCGCGTGGGTCGACCACGTCTACTCCGCCGAGCTCATCATCGAGCAGTACGACTATTACGGCCAGTATCACAATGGCTTCTGGAACTCGATCTTCGGCCAGCGCGACGTGACGGTCACGACCGACGGCTACAACTACCTTGCCGAGGGCGACGACGTCTACCTCTACACGGGTGTGACGAGCGTCGGCGGCGACGAGAGCAACATCGGCTTCCTGCTCTCCAACCAGCGCACGAAGGAAACGAAGTACTATCCCTGCGCAGGCGCGACAGAGTACAGCGCGATGGACAGTGCCGAGGGTCAGGTGCAGAACCTTCGCTATAACGCGACGTTCCCGCTGCTTTTGAACGTCGCCGAGCAGCCGACGTACTTCATGGCGCTCAAGGACGCGAGCGAGCTCGTCAAGATGTACGCGATGGTCAATGTCAACCAGTACCAGATCGTCGCCACCGGCGCGACGCTCGCCGACTGCGAGGCAAACTACCGTCAAATGCTGCTCAAAAATAACCTCATCTCCGACGATCAGGGATCCATCGACGTCACGCCGAGCGATTATAAGAGCGTCGAGGGCACGATCGCCGAGATCCGCACGGCGGTCGTAGATGGCAACAGCATCTACTTCCTGCGCTTTGACGGCGAGAGCGCCTTCTCCGTGCGCATGAGCGCGGCTGAGGTCGCCTATGCACCGCTGCTGAACGTCGGCGACCGCGTGTGCGTCTACTACCGCGACGGCTACGTCACGGAAAACTGGATCGAAGCGTCCGACGTCGAGCTGCTGGATGGCAGCGCCCAGAGCGCACCGCCCGTAGAAACCAGCGTTTCGACTGAGGACAGCGTGGATCCCGTCGAAAACACACAGGAAATGCCATAAAGCGGCGGCAAAGCACTTTCTATTACAAATTTTGATAGGGGTGGCGACACCCCTATCTCTTTTTGGAATGCATTGCACAAAAATGCAAGATTATGAGCAGTTTTTCTCGATAAAATCACCACTTTGAAAGTTGACTTGCATCAATCTAATATGTTTTATTAAAAGAGTTAAAGTTTTTTGTCCATTTTTCTGCCAAATGCACAAAAAGTCAGAAAGAATTTCTTGCACAGCGCCAATAGCGTTTTGCTTGAGAATTTTTTCCTTTGGTGGTAAACTCATAGACAAGATGGCTGAACCATCAAGCCCTGATTTTCAGGGTAATTTTAGAGGAGGCTACTTATCATGAACGCTTACATTGAGAGAGTTCTTGCCGAAACCAAGGCCAAGAACGCGAATGAGCCCGAATTCCTGCAGACCGTCGAAGAAGTCCTGTCTTCCATCGAGCCGGTCATCGACGCCCACCCCGAGTACGAGAAGGCCTGCCTGCTTGAACGCATGGTCGAGCCCGAGCGCACCATCGAGTTCCGTGTCGTTTGGATGGACGATAACCTTCAGTATCACGTCAACCGTGGTTACCGCGTGCAGTACAACGCGGCCCTCGGCCCCTACAAGGGCGGCCTGCGTTTCGCTTCCAACGTCAACCTCTCCATCATCAAGTTCCTCGGCTTCGAGCAGACCTTCAAGGATGCTCTGACCTGCCTGCCCATCGGCGGTGCCAAGGGCGGTTCCGACTTCTCCCCCATCGGCCGCAGTGACGGCGAAGTCATGCGCTTCTGCCAGGCTTTCATGACCGAGTTCCATCGTCACATCGGTCAGGACATCGACTGCCCCGCTGGTGACGTTGGTGTCGGCGGCCGCGAGGTCGGTTACCTGTACGGTCAGTATCGCCGCATCGTCGGCGCTGCCGAGTTCGGCGCTATGTCCGGTAAGGACATCAAGACCGGCGGTTCCATCCTCCGTCCCGAGGCTACCGGTTTCGGCGCTGTCTATTATCTGCGCGAAGTCCTGAAGCACGACGGCAAGGGCATCGAGGGCCTGCGCGTCGCTATGTCCGGCTACGGCAACGTGGGCTGGGGCATCATGAAGAAGATCGACGAGCTCGGCGGTAAGGTCACCTACTTCGCCGGCCCCGATGGCTACATCCACGATCCCGACGGCGTCTGCGGCGAAGAGAAGCTCAACTTCATCCTCGAGATGCGCGCCAAGGATCCGATGCACTGCAAGCCCTATGCTGACAAGTTCGGCGTTGAGTTCGTCGAGGGTCAGAAGTGCTGGGGTGTCAAGGACGTCGACGTCTACATGCCCGCCGCTACCCAGAACGATGTCAACATGGAGTGGGCCAAGAAGATCGCTGAGTCCGGTGTTCCCTACTACATCGAGGTCGGCAACATGCCCACCACCAACGATGCTCTGGCCTTCCTGATGAGCCAGAAGCACATCACCGTCGCTCCTTCTAAGGCTGTTAACGCCTGCGGCGTTTCCGTCTCCGAGCTCGAAATGGCTCAGAACGCTCAGCGCATCTACTGGAGCGCTGAGGAAGTCGACGCTAAGATGGAGTCCATCATGAAGAACATCTATGATGCTTCCGTCGAGGCTGCCGAGCGCTATGGCCTGGGCTACAACCTGGTCGCCGGTGCCAACATCGCTGGCTTCCAGAAGGTCGCCGACGCTATGATGGCTCAGGGCATTTTCTAATCGGAAATACCTTACGACTTTCTCGTGCCGCACATCTGTGCGCATAAACCAACAAGAAAAAGGCATCCTGCTTTCGCAGGGTGCCTTTTTTGTTGTCCTCAGGTGTTGTCGCGGCTGATGGGCTTTCGCACCAGCAGCGCAAACAGCGCCTTTTTATCGAGCGGACAGAGCGGATAGAGATACCCCTTCCCCACGATCGGCTTTGTCGCCGCAAGCAGAGCGATGATCCCGATGCAGCCGAGCGCAAGCCCGACCCAGTCCAGCGCACCGACAAACAGCAGCAGCATCAGCCGCAGCAGCTTGAAGGCGTAGCCGAGCTCATAGCTCGGCTGGGCGAAGTTCGCGATGGCGACGAACGCCATGTAGGCCAACACCTCCGGCACGAGCCAGTGCGCCTGCACGGCGAAATCGCCGAGCACGAGCGCACCAAGCATGCTGAATGAGTTGGAGAACACGTCCGGCGTGTTGAGCGAGGCGAGCTTCAATAGGTCGACGATGAACTCCGCCAGCAAAAGCTGCACGAGCAGCGGCACGGAGTAGTCGCTGTCGATGGCCAAAAACTCAAGCCCCGCCTGCGTGCGCGCGGGGTCCTTCACAAGCAGGAACCACACGGGTGTGATAAACATCGTGAGCAAAAACACCACAATGCGCAGGATACGGAGGTACGTCCCGATCAGGGGCGGAAAATAGAAGTCGTTTGCCTCCTGCACAAAGTCGAAAAAGTGCGTCGGCAGGATCATCGCCGCGGGCGAGTTGTCCACGAGCACGACGATGTCACCCTCCATGACGCAGGCCGTCGCGGCGTCGGGCCGCTCAGTATATCGCACCTTGGGAAACGGCGTCCACCACTGCTTCTTGCCCATCATCGCCTCAGCGATGCTCTCTTGGCTCATCGAGACTGAGCGCACATCGATCTTTGCAAGCTTCTGCCGCACCTCGTCGAGCAGCTTTCTGTCGACCTTGTTTTCCAAATAGCAGAGCACCACGTCCGCGCGCGAGCAGTCTGATACCTTATGCCCCTCGAGCATGAGCTGCGGGTCACGAATGCGGCGGCGCAGCAGCGCCGCGTTGGCGACAAGCGTTTCGATGAAGCCGTCGTGCGCGCCGCGCAGCACCTTGCCCGACGACGGCTCCTCCACCCCGCGCGCGGGATACTGCTTCGCGTCGATCAGCGCGCATTCGTCATAACCCTCGACCAGCAGCGCCATCTTGCCCAAAAATACGCTTGTCACCGTGTTTTTGACACTTTTCTCGGCGTTTACCTCGTTGAATGTGATGTATCGGTCGATGAACTGCTGCATCGTCTGCGCGTCGCCGACATCCTTGAGCGGCAGCCAGAAGCTCAGCATCCGCTCAATAACCGCGTCGTCGCCGTAACCGTCCACCACCCATAGCCGCGCCCGTCTGCCGCCGACATACAAGTCGCGCGAGATCATATCAAAGCACCGCCCCACGCCAAGCAGATCATCCAGCGCGCGGGTGTTTTCCTCGTAGTTTGCCGAAAAAAGCTCCATAACCGCCCTCCGCCACATAATTTTCCTTATTATGCTCATGAGCGGAAATTTTATGCCGCGCGGGCGGCAGATTTTCCCTGCGCCGCGCAGGGGACGCGGGAAAGGGGGCCATTCTCTCACGTGAGAGAATGGCCCCCTTTAAATCCCCCAAGAGAACGCGAGGGGAGTTCCCCTCGACCCCCGACATTGACAGCTTTAGGCTTGAAGAACTGCTCAGCCTGCGGAATCGGGTGCGGTGTACATGGCTTCGCGATGAATCCCTGCC